AACGAAAGGATTTAGAAATACTTGTGATTTAGCTGCAGACCCTACGAGTAGATCGTTATTTTTCAGAGTTGTGGTTTCTGAGTATTCTGAATACAAATACAATATGATGTATAAGGTTATGAACTATGATTGTCCAACAAGAAACCTTTTACCTGGCGATGTTGTTAACGTTTCAACATATAATCAGATTGATCAAAACCCATGTCAAATTTGTTATCCGAACGGAGGGCCGAATATTAGAATTAATGGGAAGGATTGTCTACCAAATACGAGACCACCAAGAGAGAACATTTTCAATACTACAACCGATAAAGATGCGAATGGTAAAATAACAAAAGTAACATTTACGATAAAACCTGATGCAGGAATTTGGAAAATATTTACAGGTAAATACAATTTACAATGTTTTGGAACAACTGCATCGAGTCAAACATCAGGTGATATATCTCAAAACCAACAAAGTATTTCATTTGATATTGTGGATATTATTGATGGATGTGATGCAGGTGCTTATACTGTCAAGTTAGAAGCAACGGCACAAGCTTATTTTCAGAACGGAGGTGTTGATAATACTAAACTACAAAACTTTACTACATATGTTGTTCAAGGGGTAATTTGACGATAACAATATATTTATAAATAAAACTATATGGATATTAAACAAGCCTTAGATAACTATTTAGGAAAATCATCAAGATATTCTGAAATGGATAATGGTGATGGTTCAAAACAAGTTTGCGATCTTGATACAGGAGACTGTTACACAGTTCGTATGAAAGATGGTCTCATTGAGAGAGTTGAGAATACCATGACAATAAATAAAAGAGTAAAGGTTGAAACTCGTCACGGAGTTAAACAACTATTAAATGGATAACAAATGAGTTTAGATAAAAAAATCATAGCAGAAATAGAAAAGTTCAATAAAGTGAACAGATACATAATGGAGCAAGAAGCGGCAGCCGTACCTACAATACCGGATGTTGAGGCACCTGCAGATGCTGCGGCACCACCAGCAGCAGATGCGGCAGCAACACCTGAAAAAATTGATGTTGCAACTGACCCTGATGTTGAGAAGATTGATGCTAAAGGGAAAAGTGAAGAAACAACTGAAGAGGGTGGAACAGAGGAATTAGAAATAACAGATCTTGTAGACTCACAAAAGAAAATTGAATCTAAACAAGATGATTATTTTGAAAACCTATTCAATCAATTATCATCATTAGAATCTAAACTATCTGAGATGGACAGCATCATGGCTAGATTAAATTCAATTGAGAATAAGATTGAAAAATACAGAGTTAAAACTCCTGAAGAAAAACTAGAATTAAGAAGTTACGATTCTTATCCATTCAATCAAAAACTTTCTCAGTTCTTCGATGAAAAAGAAGAAGAGATGGAAATGACAGGAAAAAGAGACTATGTTTTAACACCTGACGAAGTAACAGGAGTGAATACAAGTGAAATCAAGGATACATTCCAACCACATTCACAAGGTACAAAAAGTTTAGGAAATTATTAGAAATAAATATCAGGACCACAAAAGTGGTCCTTTTTATTTGACCTATGAACAATGTTTGATTATATTTATTGTATATCAATTTATAAAACTTAAATCAAAAAAAACATGAGTTCATTAGACGCCGTATTGGCACAGTACGAAAAATCGAAGCAAGCTTCAGGGGGTTCCCAATCTAAAATGTCTCAAGACGAAAGAATGAAGAAATACTTCGCTCTTATCTTAGATGACAAAGAAAAAACAGGTTCAAGAAAAATTAGAATTTTACCAACACCAGATGGTTCATCACCATTTAAAGAGGCGTGGTACCACGAAATTCAAGTTGGTGGAAAATGGCAAAAATTCTACGATCCAGGAAAAAATGACAACGAACGTTCACCTTTAAATGAGGTTTATGAAGAGTTGATTTCTACAGGTAAAGAGTCAGACAAAGAATTGGCTAAACAATACAGATCACGTAAATTTTATATTGTTAAATTAATCGATAGAGACCGTGAAGAAGATGGTCCAAAGTTTTGGAGATTTAAACACAATTATAAGAACGAAGGTATTTTAGATAAAATCATTCCTATTTGGAGAAACAAGGGTGATATCACTGATCCTGAAAAAGGTCGTGATTTGATTATTGAATTATCAAAATCTAAAACAGGTAATGGTAAGGAATATACAACAGTACAAACTATTATGTATGATGATCCAACACCTGTTCATGATGAGGCAGATCAAGCAAAGGCTTGGGTTAATGATGAATTAACTTGGTTAGATGTTTATTCTAAGAAACCTGTTGAGTATCTTGAGGCAATTGCAAGAGGAGAATCTCCACGTTGGGACAGTGAAAAAGGTGGTTACGTTTACGGTAACGACGAAGAAGCTACAACATCAATTGGAGGTGTAAAATCACCTATCATTGATATACAGGCTGACGACGAACCAGATGGTGATTTACCATTTTAATTTATAACGGGTGGGATTTTATTCCCACCCTTAATTTTTATTATATGACATTCAAAGAAGAAATTGACTTACAATTAAGAGACAATAGAGTATTGTCTTATGAACTGTTGAGTGAATTAGAAAACAAGAATTACTTTTCAGGTAGAGGTAAACAAATTGGTGATACAATCTTATTCGGAATGTTAAAAAGTGAAACTGAGGACGGACAAACAAATTTTACTTTAGTGACATTCCACAAAGAAGAGATTGGTGTGATATATGAAGAAGATCATTCGTTCTACATTACAACAAAAGAAAGTAGATTACCAAACATTAAAAAAATAGAAAATGGCGGGAATTAAGAAAAAAGAAAGTGGAGGATTTAAAGATAAGTTCTCAACAAAAACAAAATATAAAGAAACTAACTACTATTTTTGTGGTGATGCTTTCTTAAGTGCTAGTGGATTACCGGGTCCTGTTATGGGAGGTATTAATATGTTCTTGGGACACAGTAATAGTTCTAAGACAACCGCAATGATTTTGGCAGCGGCAGATGCTCAAAAGAAGGGACACTTACCTGTTTTTATTATTACCGAAAAGAAATGGAGTTGGGAACACGCAGTTGAATTAGGTTTGGATGCCAAGAAGAACTCCGACGGAGAGTGGGATGGTGACTTCATCTTTAACGATGGTTTTGATTATATCGAACAAGTCACTGATTTCATTAATGAAGTATTGGATGCTCAAGAGAAAGGTGAGATTCAACAATCAATCTTATTCCTTTGGGACTCGGTGGGTTCAATCCCTTGTAAGATGACTTTCGATGGTAAAGGTGGTAAACAACATAATGCAGCAACACTTGCAGACAAGATTGGTATGGGAGTTCACTCAAGAATTTCTAAGTCTAAGAAAGAAGACTATCCGTATTATAATACTTTGGTTGTTGTAAATCAGCCATGGGTTGCTCTTCCTGACAATCCATTCGGACAACCAACAATTAAGGCTAAAGGTGGAGAGGCTCTATGGCTGGCATCTTCGTTAGTATTCTTGTTTGGTAATCAAGCAAGTGCGGGTATTAACCACATTACAGCAACTAAGGCGGGAAGAACCGTAAGATATGCAATCAGAACTAAGATTTCAATATTGAAGAACCACGTAAATGGTTTGGGTTATAATGACGGAAAGTTAATTGCAGTACCTCAAGGGTATATTGAAGATACTAAAGAAGCTTTAGAAGCTTATAAGAAAGAGTATTCTCAATATTGGAATGGTATCTTATCAGGAACTGGTGAGATTACTTTGGAAGAAACCACTGATGATATTAGTGAGTAATATATTTTTTAACATTTAAATAAGACATGTGTCTAAAACTTTATTGGTAGATGGTGATAACCTTTTTAAAATTGGTTTTCACGGTGCTAAGGATCTCTTTAACGACGGTTCTCATGTTGGTGGGGTATATCACTTCATAAACACATTGCGTCGATTTTTGGAGGAATATAATTTAGACAAGGTGGTTGTCTTTTGGGATGGTGATTCAAACTCATCCGCACGAAAATTAATTTATCCACAATATAAGGCTAACCGTAGAGTGAATATGAATGAATTCAAATACGAGTCTTATCTACAACAAAAAAACAGAGTAAAACAATATCTTGAAGAAGTGTTTGTTAGGCAAGTAGAAATGGTTAACAACGAAGCGGATGATCTGATTGCATTTTATTGTCAGGTTGCTCGTGACGAGATCATTACAATATTTTCATCTGACAAAGATTTAACTCAACTAATTGCACCAAACGTTTCAATTTTTTCTCCAATACATAAAATGATATTGAAGTATGGGGATAAGATTAAATTCAAAGATATTTCAGTTCCCCACGAGAATGTATTGGTATGTAAAATACTAATGTGTGATAAGTCAGACAACATTGAAGGTATCAAATCTTTAGGTGAAAAAACATTGGCAACTTTGTTCCCACAATTGCTGAAAAAAACCTGCACTATCGAAGAAATATTAGATTATACACGAAATATCCCGCAAGAAAAACCTTTAAAAGTTAT